TAATATTAATTATATACTACTATTTTTTTTTTATGGTACTATGCAAAATTTATACAGTATGCACATATAAAAATTATAAAAAAAATAAAAAAAATATAAAAAACACTTGACTTTTAGTGTAGTTTAGTGTATAATATAGATAATGAAAGAGAAGAGAAAAAACAAGTTAAATGGTGTTATTGGAAAAAGTAGAAAAGCCCTTGCAATTCTCTAATAAAAAAATAAAAAAGAAAGGTTAAAAAAGGTGGTAAAAATGGACTATAATTATTTTGAAGCAATAAAAGAAGATGTAAAAGAATATTTGAAAGAAACAAGCGAAAGAGATTTCCAAACTTTGTATGATGAAATGTTTGTTGATGACAGCATAACAGGAAATGCAAGCGGTTCTTATACTTTTAACACATGGAAAGCAGAAGAAAACATCGCACACAATATGGACTTATTGAAAGAAGCTTTGGAAGAATTCGGCGAAAATTATGGCGAGGCATTAGAAAAAGGAGCAGAGCATTGTGATGTAACAATTAGATGTTATTTACTGGGGCAAGTGCTTCAAGAGGTTTTAGAAGAAGAAGAAGAAGAAGAAGAATAGAAGGGAAGCGGAACAAATGAAAAGAAAAACAGAAAATAAAATAAAAAAAATATTACAAAAAATCAATTGTATATTATTATTTATAATTTTAGAATGTCAATTCATAAATTTAAGTATTTGGATTTTAAACAATTGTATTACAATAATAAAATAAAAAAAGAGTGAATAACATGGAAAAAATAAAATTGATAAAAAAATACTATGGTTTTACAACAGAACAAGCAAAAAAATATTTGAATTCGTTTACAAAAAAAGAATAAGAAAAATTAATAAAAGAAATACAAGAATATTTTAAAAATCAAGCAGTTAAAAGCTTTTACAAAAAAGCATATATTGGGGAATATAATAATTGTTTATATTTAAAGAGTTATAATACAATTGTTGCGTGTATTTGGCAAAATCAATTGAGAATTTACGGCGGATTTTCACAAACTACAGCTAGACACATTCGAGAATTTGCAAAACAAAATGGATTTGATGAGAAAATAACTTTTCAAGATATGAAAAACACTTGCGTGTTTTCAAAATAAAAAAAGAAGCGGTATAAACCGCTTTTATTTAAAAAAGAGGTGGTAAAAATTGGGATTGATTAGAAGTGTTGACGAAATATCAAAAGAATTGCAAAAGCAAAAGAAACTTGAACAACTTGAACGACTAGAAGAAAGAAAAGAAAAGAAAAAGCAGCAAGAACAAAAAGAGAATTTGAAAAGATATAAAAACGAACTAGAATTATATCTGAAAACAGAATTTGACCAATATTTTAAAAAATTTGGTGGCGAATATATATTCGAATTTTACGACAGAAATAGAAAAAAAGAAATTTTGGAACAATATTTTGACACAATAAAACAAATTGACAAAAACGGATTTGAAACAATCCCCAGCAAAAAAGAATTAGAACAACATTTTTACAAGAAATACAATACAATATTGAAAAAGGCACAGCAAGAACAGAATCAACAAGAATTACATAATTTGAAAACAAGCTCGGAAGCGGAAATAAAAAATAGAACTACTTTTAATTGGGGCGGTATTATAACAACATTACTTTTTATTCCTATTATAATATTAATATTGCCAGTACTATTCTTATTATTTATAATAATTCGGTTGTGTAAGGATAATGAAATAAAGAAGCTAAAAGCTTCTTTTTTTATTATATTTTATTATTTTATGTAAATTAAATGCTTAAAATAAGGCATTTTATTTTTTTTATTAGTGTTTTTATATTACTACAAAATAAAAGTGTTTTAAAATTGATTTTAGTACGTTTTAGCGTATATTAATTTACTAATATCCTTTATTTTTTACGAAAAAATCCCCAAAAATGATATAAACATTGCACAAAATTAGTATTTTGCGCAATTTACATAAATTCGACAGAAGCGGTAAATTTTGACCGCTTCTTTTTAATTGGATTGGTAGCCTATTTTTCCTAGATGTCTACACTTCTTCCTTGACAAAAATACCCTGAAAGTCGAAAGTCGCTAGCTCGCCAAAGTCGGAAAACCTGACAAAGTCGCTAGCCCTCCAAAGTCGAAAGTCGTTAGCCCAATTAAAGGATTACTCATCTTTTATTTCGATAAAGTCTTTCTCATCTACATCTGGAAGTGCAGCAACAACTTCTTCTGGGTCTTTAGGGTCTGTATTGTAAGTATTAGTTGCTTGAATTTCTTGCACATCTCGAAGTCCTCCATAATTCTTCTCACGAAATATGTAAACTGGTGCTGGTATCTTTCCAGTTGCTGCTAAATTAGCCTCGGAAGCGGAGATTAAAGACTTTGCTCTTTTGATGACGACCGAAAATTTAGGATTTGGACTATGTTGATAATTTTCATTACCATAATCATAGAAAGTAGATTTAGGAAGTCCAGAAACCAAGACCAAGTGTTCGTATCTAGGTAAAACACCTTCTTGAAAAGCCATTTCAAAAAGAGCATCAAATCTATCAGCAAGTTCTTCTGGAGATTTAACCCTATCAGGACAAAGTTTAGCAACCTTCATAGAAAAGCCAAGAGCTTTTTTAACATCATCTTTAGGAATATTATCTCTATTTTGCATAGCACCAATATTTCTTCTACCCATTTTTCCCATAAAATAACACCTCTTTAAACAAATTATATCAAAGAAGAAGCAAAAAGTCTAGTAAGAAAGGGGAACTGGTATAAAAAAAGGCAAAAAAGGTCGGAGGGGGAGTAGGGATAAAAAACAGATAAAAAAATGCAGAGGAGTAGGGTTAGGGCACACCAAAATACACTTTGCCCCAATGCCCCAAAAATATCCCTGTCCAAAAGTTGCTATATTTCAATACTTTTTCAGCTTTTAGGGTAAAAGGGTAACTTTCTTTTAAAATATAATATATAGTATATAAAGGAATTATGTAAATAAAAATATAATATATATATATTAATATAGGGGGGTAAAATTGCCCTCTTGCCCCAAAAGCTATTTCACTAGAGTTTCAACGACTACGAGCATTTGTAAATTTTTTACATTAGGGTAAAGGGCAAGTATTTGCCCTGATGATAATAAACTATAATAAACTAAAATACATTTGTAAAAATATTCCAACTTGTAAAAACTGACACTTGGTTAAATTTTACTTTTCAAAAAAATAATAAAAAAATGAAAAAATTTTATAAAATTTAAGATAAAAAAGTGTGATAAAACAAGGGAAAGCAGAACTTATTTACATAAAAGCATAAAAATATTCTAAAAAATGTATTGACATTTCCTAAAATTATATATACAATGTGATTATCTTAAAAAAGGAAGGGGAATAAAAATGGGATTAGCATTTAGTGGAGTTACGCATTGGAGTGAATGTGGAAGGTCATTATCTAATAATGAATATGTAATATGTAATAGCTGCGAAGAAAAAAGAAAACAAGATAAAAATATTACAACTCATCATGTAACAATAAAAACAGAAAAATTAAGAGAGTTAATTCGTGAGCATTATAAGTGGAATGAATACACTTTAATTGGAAAAATTGAGATAGTTACAAGCCTAGCTTATTTTGATAATGATAGAGAATTATTAGAATTTTTAATTTTTATGGAGGATAATTTAGATGAATAGTATGGAACAAGATATAAAAAATTTACAAGAAATTATAAATTTATGTAATGAAGAATTAGATAATGAAGATGAAAATGTAACAGCTGTTTTAGATTTAGTAGATTTAAAATCATTAAGAAATCTAATAAACAGAAATAAAGAGCTAGAAGAAGAAAACAGAATATTTGCATTAGAAGGTAGCAAAGTAAGATTAAAAATACATATAGATAAAAATTATATCCCAGTTTCTTTAGTAGAAGAAAAGATAGAAGAATTAAAAGAAAATGGTTATTGGAATTATTTAGAAGAAAGAGATTTAGAAACAACAATAGGAATTTTACAAGAATTATTAGAAAAGAGGTAATAGAAATGTTGGAATTTCAGAAATGGTTAGATGAAAATTGGGAAAAAGATAATATGCTTCCACCTTGTTTAGATGCACAAAAAGCTATAGACTTTTTATGTGATTATTTACTAGGCGAGAATTATTACATTGTAAATCCTTTATGCACAGCACAAGCTAATTGCGAAATTGTGCACGATATACTATATAAATACTCTAAAAGATATAGAAAAGAATATAAAAAAAGAGTTAGGAGGACTAAACAATGAATGAAGAAGAAAAGAAAGCAATTGAATATAGTAAAAATTGTTTAATGAAAATAACTTTGGGAATAGATTGTGAATTTGATGTAAATATATTGGACACACTTTTAAATATTATTAAAAAACTACAAAAAGAGAATGAAGAATTAAAAGAAATAGATGAAAAAAGGACTTGGACTGTAAACAATGTAATAGCCGAATATATTCCAGATTATGAACTAATAAGTTTAGTTAATAGATATAAAGATGAAAGTTTTATACCAAGAGTTGAAGTAGAAAAAATATTAAACGATAAAAAAAATAGTTTGAAAGGAAAGTAGAGAATGGAAATTGAAGTTGGAGAATATGTGAGATTAGCAAGAAATCAAGGAATAAATAGAATTATAGAAATAGAAGATAAAAGATATATTTTAGATACAGATATAGCTGATGAATTTGGAGATAATACTTGCGTATTAGAAGAATATCAACTAAAAGATGAAGTATTAGACCATAATAAAAATATTATTGATTTAGTAGAAGTAGGCGATATAGTTCATATAAAAGATGTATTACATGAAGATATTACATATATATGGTCAGAAGATTATTTAAAAGCATTAAAAGAAGATATACAAAATGGAATAAAACTAGTATCAATATTGACAAAAGAACAAATGCAAAGCATCGAATATAAAGTAGAGGAGGACAGATAATATGAAATATAGATTTGGAAATTATGAAGTAGAATGTGATGAATATGATTTAGAAAATATAGCAGATATATTCAGAGATATGTATTTAGGAATATTAGGAACAACAGATGAAGAACTTAAAGAAGCATTAGAAAGAGAAGGTTATGATGTTACAGAAAGTGAGGGATAGAGAATGAGTAAATATAGAAAATTACCAGTAGAAATAGAAGCAATACAATGGAACGGACAAAATGTAGTAGATATATATAATTTTTTAGAAGGAACAAATTATCAATGTGAGTCAGATGGAGTAAAAACAGAAGGAAAAAATTTTTATATTAGATTTGATAATGGCGGTTGCACATTAGGTTCATTAATAATAAAGACATTAGAAGGAGATATGAAAGCAAATTTAAAAGATTATATTATCAAAGGAGTAAATGGAGAGTTTTATCCATGTAAGCCAGATATATTTGAAAAAACTTATGAGAAAGCGAGTGATTAAAAATGAGTAAAATAAGAGTTAAAATAGTAAGAGGTAATGAAGGTTATAGTTTACAATTAGTAGATAGAAATGGAACAGGTATAAGATATGCAGGACCAAAAGCTTGGGGGAATCCTACTAATATACCAATTTGTGAATGGGAATTTGATGTCGAAGATTTTATAAAAAATATAAAAAAATATTCATTTTCAGAGAAAGGAGCAGAAGAATGAGTGAAGATATGATAAAAGATATTGAAAATATAAAAGAATTATTTAGAATTGCAGCAATAGATAAAGAAAATAAAACTAAAGTCACTTTAGATAGTAAAGCTTGTGATACATTTTTAAAATATATTAATGAAATAGAAGAAAAAGCATCAATGTATGATGGACTTTGTGATTAATAGATAAAATAATGAAAGGATAAGGAGAATAATATGAAAAGTTTAGAAGAATTAAAACAAGAGGAAAAAATTAATGAAGATGAAGTAAAATGCTATATTAAATTAGTAAAAGGAGAAGATAGAGATGGACCAAGTTTACAAGCATATGGAAATGAAAGAGATTTATTAATAGGTGCTTGTCTTATTATTGATAATTTAGTTCATGAAGGAGCGATAGATGCTAATATTGTAATATTAGAATTATTAGAAAGGCTAAAAGATAAAACCAAAGGAATAAAAACAATAGAATTGAAAGATGGAGGAAAAGGAATATGATTTTCAAAAAATCTAAAAATAAAAAACCAAAAAGGAGATATAAAGATAAAAGTTGTATAATACATTTTGAACAAGATATATATTCCGATAAAGCAATCGTAGAAATTTATGGTAGTGAAATAGATTTAGAAATTGGATTACTAGGAATATTTGTAGCTTATATAAATAGAGGTCATACTTTTGATGATATTAGAGATATAATAAATAAAATGGAAAATAACGGAAGAGAGGTATTGTAAAATGTATATTATAAAAGATGACAAGAAAGAAGAACTAAAAGATGGAAGAACCTATGCTTCCATGGCAAATATATTAGGTGTCACTCAAAGATTTTTGAGTTTAATATTTAATGGTTGCAAATGTAAAAAAATGTTAGCAATGTCCTTAATCAATTTGAAGAATAAAACAGCCTTTAATACTCCAGAGATGCAGGAGCAATTAGATTATTATTTCAATAAAGAATAGGAGGGCTTTTCCATGGAATATATAGCAAAAGCTAATGAAAAAGAATTTTTTATCAACGAAACAAATAATAAATGGATAAAATGTGATGAAACTAGAAAAAGAGATGGTTCAATTTCAAGAAAATATAAGGTACTTCCCATGGAACTTGCAGATTTTATCAAAAAAAACCTAAAATATGTTTTTGTTAAAAGTGCTGCTAGTGAGCAACCTCTTATCTATGTTTATACAAATGGATATTATAAATTTATTTCAGATGATGAAATGAAAGGATTTATAAAAAGTTTTATACCGTATCAATTAAGGTACTCTAAAGATATAAACGAAGTTCTTTATGAATTAAAAACAGAAATGAACTTTGTAGAATACGAAGATTTAAATAATAATGAAGATATTATTAATTTTCAAGATGGATTATATAACATAAAAACAAATGAATTATTACCACATACACCAGATATATTGTCAACAATACAAATACCAGCGAAATATGAAGATATAAAAAATGCACCAGCAGATGCTCCAGTTTTCTTTGATTACATGATGACACTTTGTGATGATGATATAGAAACATTTGAATTACTTATGCAATGTTTAGGAGTTGCTATTTCAAATGTTTATGCGTACAGAACGAAAAAAGCCCTATTTTTAGTTGGACAGGGAAATACTGGAAAATCCCAATTAAAGAGATTAGCAGAATACTTGGTTGGTTATAATAATGTATCTAACATAGATTTAAAAAAAGTAAATGATAAACACGGAACGGCATCATTATATCAAAAAAGACTAGCTGGTTGTAATGATATGAGCTATCAAAGAATAGAAGATATGAGTATTTTTAAGCAATTAACTGGTGGAGATGCAATAGAGATAGACTTTAAATTCAAAAATAGTTTCAATTTCCTTTTTAAAGGATTTTTATGGTTCAACTGTAATAAGTTACCAAGATTTGGAGGAGATACTGGAAAATGGGTATATGAAAGGATTATGCCAGTATTTTGTAACAATGTAATACCAAAAGAAAAACAAGACCCAATGCTTTTTGAAAAAATGTTAAAAGAAAAAAATACAATTTTAGCATTAGCAATTCAAGAATTGCAAAAAGTAGTAAATAATAATTATCATTTCATAGAACCTGAAAAATTAGCAAGAGAAAGAATAGCATATGAAAAAGAAAACAACACATTACTAAACTTTATAGAAGAATGTTGTTATATAAAAGATGATACTATGCCAAGTTTAAGATTAAGAAGAAGTATATTCAAAGAAGCTTATGATAAATACATAAAACTTAATTGTAATGGTAGAGGAAAAATCAATACTTTAGATATGAACAATTTATTATTAACAAATTATGGAGAAACATTTATAAAATCAAATGGTATTTGGTACATGAAGAAGATTTTATTATTACCAGAAGCTAAAGAAGAACTAGGAATATATGAACCTACGGAAAACAATTAATTTTTTTTAAAAAAGTGTTGACAAATTTATTTTAATGTAGTATAATGTGTTTAATGAAAGGAGAAAACAATATGACACATGATATGACATTTTGCGTAGCGATTAGCTGCCCATATAAGTTTACTTGTAAAAGACATATAGCAAATAATAATTTTGAAAAAGATGAATTAGTATCACAATGCGAATTTAAACATACATTAACAAGTTGTGATTATTATATAAGAAAGGAGGATTAATATGGAGTTAGGAAATTTAATGTTTAATACAAATGAAAATCATGAATATCCTTGTGAAGATTATATAGTAGATTTATTAAGAGGAATAGAAAGAGTTTTGAAAATAATGATGTGGAACAAAGGAGAAAAAGATTATGCAAGTCCTTTTGGAAACACAGGAAATTCTTTCAAAAATGATACATTTGAAGTTCAAGCATATAGTTGGAACGATGAAGAGGTACAAGAATATAATTTCTTATATAAAGTAGACAGAACAAAATCTAATTTACAAGATATAAAAATATCTTGGTACAAATATTTAGGAAGAGATACAACAATAAATCAAAAATTAGACCCAAACATAATTGTTGATATGCACAAAAATTGTATAAATAGTTTATATGAAGAAATAAATAAAGAAGGAGATAATATATGGTAATTAATATAAATGCTAATCTATATCAATTAGAAGTAGGAGGAACTAGAAATCAACATAAAAAAATATTAAGCCCTGATGTAGAAATAAATTGGGAAGGCGGATATTATGCAACATTAGGAAGAACACATCATGGATTACAAACAGACAACCAAAAACAATATGATGAAATAATGAAAAAATGTAGTGAAATTGCAACAAAAATATTTGAATTATATGATATTTTAGAAAAAGGAGAATAGCTTTGGAATATGATATTGAAAAATTAAAAAAGGAATTAAAAGAAGAATTAAAAGAAGAAATGATGAATGAACTAAAATTAAAAGATACAATATATGTTAGAAGGCAAGTGAGTACAGTTAAGATTAGAAAAGAATATCATGATAAAATTTATAAAAAATTTGGTTCAACAGGCACAATAGAAGATGCAATAAGAACAGTTGCTACTTATTCAATGGGATATAGAAAAGTTGCTAGTATTCCATTTGCGAAAGAAGAAGAATTTGAGAATAAATTAAAAAGACTATATGAATTTGTATTAAATGAAGAAAATAAAATATAAAAAGGGGGGATAAATATGGAAGAAGATATTAAGAAAATGGTTGAATATGCAAACAAAATAATTGAAATTGCTAATGGATTGAAAGATAAACAAAACGGATTAATTTATAAAAATATATGCAAAAATTGTGGTAAAGAAATAATTGTAGCAAGGAAAAATATTCGTTTTTGTGATGCAGAATGTAAAAAAGAATATGAAAAGAAGAGGCAAAAAGAATATCAAGACAGAAGAAAACAAAATCTTACAGAAGAAGAAAAAAGAATACAAAACCAAAAATGTGCTGAAAGAATGAGAGAATTAAGAAAATTAAGAAAAAATATGAAAGTAGGCAAATAATATGGGAAAAGAAGTAAAAAAGTTTATTGATGATAACTGTCATGGTTGTGAATATCCATGCGAAAAAGGAATTGTAGAAACATCAGAATTTATAAGATGCATAGATAAAAATGTTACAATTGAAAAGAATAAAAAAGATGATAAACAAGGTTTCCAATTAAGATTACTATTATTTAAACTGGGCATTTATTCAAATTTACAAGGATACCATTATATTTTAAAAGCAGTTGATATTTTGAGAAAACAAAAAATACATACAAAAATTACTACTATATACGAAATGATTTATAAAAAAATAGAGAATTCTACTTCCCCATCAGCAGTAGAAAGAGCAATAAGACACGCAATAACTTCATCATACAAGAAAAATGAAAGCTTTAAAAAACTATATCCTAAAGTTCCATCTAATTCAGAATTTTTATATGATTTAATTTTTAATATTGATATATTTAAAAAGGAATATAAAATATAATGATGCCATTAGAGAGTAGTGTTAAAGGAAGTTTATTTTTTAAAGATGAAGATGGAGAATATTCAGAGATAAAAGGTGTTTCAGAAATATCAGAAACAAAAGCATCAATAGAAGCGTTAGAAAAATTTTCAAATGCAGCAAAACAGGTAGGAATTGCAATGTCAGATTTTGCTAAATCATTAAGTGAATGTACTTTTGAATTTGAATGTGAAATAAAATATTTAACAAGAAAAAGATTTGTAAAATTATTGATGGGTAATGGGTATCAAAGAAATGAAGCAAATCAAATAGCAAGAAGAGTTTGGTTTAAAAACGGACATTATACATATTTTGATTTATTGACTTTAGGATTGTAATGTTCCACATGGAAAGGAGTAAAAAATGGATAACAAAAAAGAATTATTATTAAAATTACAAGAATTAGCCAAAAGAGGAGTTAACGGAGAAAAAGAAAATGCTGATAAATTATTAAAAAAATTAATGAAAAAATATAACATTTCAGAAGATGAAATAAATAATGAAGAAATAAACGAAGTAGAATTAGAATTAAGAAATGATATAGAAGTACGATTGGCATCTCAAATATTATTTTCATTTTTTGATAATGCACCTCTATATAGAAGATGGAAAAAAAGAGTAAAATGTTATACAAAATTAACTAAATCACAAGAAATTGAATTTAGATATATGCTTTCAGTTTATTTAGAAGATTTTAGAAAACAAGAACTTATATTTTACAGAGCTTTTATAAATAAAAATAGAATTTTCCCAAAAGAAATTTTAGATGGAGAAGGTAGAAGCCCATATGATGCTTCTCCAGAAGAAAGAGCTGAAATATTGAAATCTCAAATGATGATGGAAGGTATTGAAATGACAAGAATAAGAAAAGCTTTGAAAGGAGAATAATAATGGGATTAAGAAATGGAAAGACAATAGAACTAGCAATGAAAATGTATAATTATATAAAAAATATTCCAGAAAATGTATTATTTGGAATTAAAAGAGAAAAAAACGCAATTATGATTACTATGCAAGAAGTTATACCAATAGATTTTATAGAACACAAAATAAAAATATTAGAAAAATTAAAAAAAGAATTTCCTAATAATGAAGAATTAAAAATAAAAATAATAACTTTAAAAGAATTATTGGAGGAACTAAAAAGATAATGCTAAAATTAAAATATTTGAAAGCTATGGAGTTTTTATTTGAAGATGTTGAAGTATTAAATTGTAAAAATATGAAGCAATTTGAAAACAAAATAAAAAGAAATGAAGTAGTAAAAATAAAAAACGGAGATATGATTGAATATATAAATTCTTCATATATTATGTTCTTTGGCTAATTGGAGGTAGTTTAATTGGAAAAAAAATAAAAAAATTTATATAGATGTATTATTAAAAGATAATATGATTATGTGTTATCATATAAGCCCAAATAAAAGGACAATGCCACATGATTATTACAAAGATTTTTATTATGCTGGATATGATATGGGTAATTGTGATAAGGAATTTAAAGTAGAATGGATTTCTGTTGAATTTGAAGATAAAGAAACAGAAGATGGAATATCTTTAAATAATTATATTTTTGAAAAAATAGCAAGAACATTTTTTAGAAGATGGAAAATACACCCAAAACATTTTGGAAGTCCTGCGTACTAGAAAGGAGAAAATATGAAAGAAAAAACTCAAATAAAAATTCTAATATATATAATTATTATATTATCTTGTGTATATCTAGTTTTTTTTGCAAATTCAATAGGAACAATAATAGCACAGGATAATAGAATAGATGATTTACAAGATGAAATAACTTTAAAAGAAATAGAAATTGACAGTTACAAAGAAACTATTTATCAATATCAAATAAAGGAGGATAAATAATATGGATATTAAAATTATAAATTCAAATAAAGAAGAAATATATATTCCTATGGCAGGATTAGATATTTCAGAAGATAATGGAATAATAACAGTAAAGAGTGGCTTCCAACATATTGGAGAATATAAAACAATAGGACCAATAAATTTTAAAACAATTTTAGATAAAATAAATGAAGCTTTTATAAAAAAACAAATTACTTTTGATATGACTAGTCTTATAACTTTAAAAGAGGAGGAATAAAATATGAATGATTGTTTATGGTGTAATATAGTTTGCGAAGGAACAGACTGCTCAAATTGTGATAAAAAAATTAACATAAATAGTAAAAGAGGTAAAAAAATGTTCCAAGAATACAATGATGATGTGAAAAAAGCATTACAGCCAGTTTATGAGAAATATTTTAAATTATTTGAAAATGAAAATTAGGAGTTATTATGAATAAATTTAAAGATTTTTTAAGAATAAGAAAATTAAAAAAAGAAATAAAAAGACACGATAAAAGTTATATTGATAAAAAAAACATATTAGGATATGATGCAAAAACTGGAATACCAATTTATTCATTTGATAATAAAAAAAATTAAAAAAGTGTTGACAAATTTATTTTAATGTAGTATAATGTATTTAAAGGAAGGGAGTGATACATATGATTACAATTGAAGAAGTTTCAAAAATGATAATAGATTACAGAGTAAAAAATAATTTAAGTCAAAAAGAGCTTGCTGATATGTTAGATATTTCTAATAAAACTTTATGTCATATAGAAAATAAAGAAAATACAGTAAGAAATATTACTTTAGCAAGAGTTGCAATGAGATTAAAAGGATTAAAACAATATGAAAAATAATATTTTTAAAAGGGGAAAGGAGTATGTTTTGGAATTTAGTGAAGAAGAAAAAGAAATGTATGACAATATGGATAAACAAAGTCAAGAGATGTTTAATAAAATGGCTTTATCTGCCACTTTAGGGATATTTAGAGGAATAGATATGGACCTTTATTTAGAAACAACTAATGAAATGAGAAAATTTTTACATGATTTTCAGTCAACATTAGTAGGAACAGATTTCTCGAATGATGATTTAAAAATTTTAAAAAGTTTTTTGCAACAAGGTAGAAAAGTTATTGATGATATAAAAAAGGAGAAATAAAATGTTTAATATTGGAGATTATGTGCTAGACAAAAGCACTAATGAAAAATATCAAATCTATAATAAAAATAAAAAATTTTATTTAGTAAGATGTAAAGATGGCTCAATGTTAGGGAAATTTGAATGGGAATTAGAAAAATATAATTTTATAAAAAAAGTATTGAAAGGAGTTAAAAATAAATGGAAGGAATAGTAATTAATCCAGATATAGACTTATCTATATTATTACAAGAAGGATTTTCAAAAAGATTTAGTGAACTTACAGGAGAATTATCATTTTATGTAGACCTAGAAAATCAAATAGAAATATATCTTGATGGAAGTATAGGAATTGGATATAGAGAGTTTTCTTCTAAAAGAGAAAAGCAAATATTAAAAATATTGAAATTATATTCTAAAGGAATAATAAAAATTAAAGAGGAAGAAGGTGTAAATTAATATGGAAAAGGTAGAAAATAATGTAAAAGAACCAGAAGTTTTCGAACTTCAAAAAGATGGAGTATCAGTATCTGATATTTCAGAAAATAAAGAAGAAAATAAACAAGAAGAAAATAAACCAGAAGTAATACAACCAAAACAAAATGCTCCAACTCCAATTCAAGAATTTTCAGACAATTGGAGAATGGCAACTCAATTAGCAAAATCTACAATAATTCCACAAACTTATCAAAATAAACCTGAAAATGTTATAGTTGCTATTGGAATGGCACAAAAATTAGGATTAGACCCATTTTCTGTAATGCAAAACTTAAATATTATAAAAGGAAAAACAAGTTGGTCAGGAAGTTTTTGTAGAACATTAATAGAAAAAAGCAATAAATATTCTAATCTTCAATTAATATTCTTTGGGGAAAAAGGAACAGAAAGTTATGGTTGTTATATGCAAGGAATAGATAGAGAAACAGGAGAAATAATAAAAGGACCAGAAGTTAATATGAAAATGGCAAGGTCAGAAGGCTGGACTAGCAATACTAAATGGCTTAATATGCCAGAACTAATGTTATCTTATAGAGCTACTTCATTTTTTGCTAGGGTTTATGTGCCAGAAGCATTAAACGGAGTTCAAACAACAGAAGAAATTGAAGATATATTCAATAGTAGTTCTCATAAAAGAGAAATGAAAGATGTTTTGTAAAATATTTCAAAAAATGTATTGACATCAAATCAATAAAATGATACCATTGCATTATCAAAGAAAGGAGGAATTTAAAATGCCAAATATTGATATACAATTAGGAGATATAAAAGGTTTGTCAAGAAGAATGGATTTATTTGGAAGAGCTGTAATTCCTATTGAATTTAGAAAAGAATTAGGACTAGATGAAGAAGAAAAACCATGGATAGAAATGTTTTTGGTCAATGATGGAGTTTATATTAGAAAGAAAAAATTTATGTATAAAGGAGAAAAATAACAATGAAAATTAGTAAAATTAAGATTAGTAATTTATTTGGAATTAAGGAACAAAATTTAGATGGAAAGTCAATTGAAATTACAGGTTCAAATGGTCAAGGAAAAACATCAATATTAGATGCAATAAGATATGCTTTAACAAATTCAAGCGAAAGAGATTATATTGTAAAAAAAGGAGAAAGTGAAGGAGAAATATTAATTGAAACAGATACAGGATTATCAATTAATAGAAAGAAAAGAACACAAAGCTCTGATTATAAATCAATCAAACAAAATGAAAAAGAAATAAATAGTCCTGAAAGTTTTTTGAAAGAAATATTTACTCCTATGCAATTAAATCCTGTTGAATTTACACAAATGTCAAAACAAGAGCAAAATAGAATAATATTAGATTTAATTGAATTTGATTGGGATTTAAATTGGATTAAAGAAAAATTTGGGGAAATCCCATCAGGTGTAGATTACTCTCAAAATATATTAGAAGTATTAAACGAAATTCAATCAGAAGATGGAGAATATTATAAAGCTAGACAAGATATTAATAGAGATATTAGAAATAATAGAGCTTTTATTTCTGATATAGCAGATGGATTACCTGAAAAATATGATGCTGGAAAATGGGAAAAATTCAATTTAACTGAAAAATTAAAAGAATTAATGACAATAAAAGAACAAAATGCTAGAATAAATGAAGCTAAACAATTCATTGCTAACTATGATAATAAAGTAAAAGGTTATGAAGCAGAAAGACAAATAGCAATTTCAGCAGAGGAAAAAAATATATCTATTGAAAGAGAAAATTTACAAAAAGAAATTGCTAGATTAGAGGAACAAATAAAATCAGATAAAGAAAAATTAAACAACTTAAACAATACTTTAGAAGATAGAAAGAAAATTGCTAATTTAGAATATGAAAAGAAAATTGCTGCTTTAGATGAAAGTATAGGAAGAGCTAAAGAATTTGCACAAAAAACTCCAGTAGATATTACAGAAATGCAAGCAGAATGTGATTTAGCAGAAAAAATGAAATCTTATATAAATGAATATAAAAGAATGAAAGAATATGAAAAGCAAATTGAAGAACTAAATATTCAATCACAAGAATATACTAGAAAAATAGAACTTGCAAGAAATTTACCACGGAGAAATTTTAAAAACAGCTACTATTCCAGTTAAAGGATTGACTGTTGAAAACGGAAAACCTTTGATAGATGGAAAACCAATTTCAAATTTATCAGAAGGAGAACAATTAATGTTATGTGTTGATGTAGCATTAAGTAAACCAAATAATTTAAAGCTAATACTTCTTGATGGGGTAGAAAAATTAAGTGATACAAATAGAGAATTATTATATAATAAATGTAAAGAAAAAGGTTTACAATATATAGCTACACGAACAACTAATTCAAATGAATTAATTATTACAGAAATGGAGTAAATTATGAAAGAAATATGGAATGATATTAAAGGCTATGAAGGATTATATCAAGTTAGTAATTTTGGAAATATTAAATCTTTGTATGGTTGGAATGCAGGAAGTAAAAAATATTTTAAGAGAAATTTAATAATGAAACCAAAAATATCTAATACTGGATATTATAATATTGTTTTACATAAAAATAAAATTTCAAAAACTTATAATGTTCATAGATTAGTAGCAGAAACTTTCATTCCAAATATTGAAAATAAAGAAACAGTAAATCATAAAGATGGAAATAAATTAAATAATTGTATTAATAATTTAGAATGGTGTACTATAAGTGAAAATCAATTACATGCTTATAATATTGGATTACAAAAGCCTAATAAACCTATGTTAAATAAAAAAGGTAAATTAAATCCACTTTCTAAAAAAGTTATACAATATGATTTAAATGGAAATTTTATAAAAGAATATTCAAGTTATACAGAAGCAACACAACAAACAAATATAAATCATATTGGAGATTGCTGTAATGGGAAATTAAAAAGAGCAGGTAAATATATATGGAAATGGAAATAAAGAATAATTAATGATAATGATAACGAAAATGAATTAATGATTACAGAATTGTAGGTGTTTATAATGATAAATAACAATGATATGAAAAAAGCAATGAATGATTATACAAATTTAGAATTTTCTATAAGAATTTATAAAGAAAAAGGTGCAGAAAATACAAAACAATTTTATCAAGGTACAAAGGCAGAAATTGGAACTTGTATAGCAAGTATGGTTGAACAGCTTATTAGGAATGGAATTTTTACACCTGATGAAATGTTTTTCACAATAAATATGGCAGTAGAAAAATTAAAAAAAGATTTTAAGGAGGAAAAGTAAATGTCAGTTTTAAGGCAAATTAAAAGAAATAAATTAAAATTAAGACAACAAAACAACAAGATAAGAAAAGCTTGGAGGTCTAAACAAATAGAAAAATATAGTATTCAAGGATATTGTGACTTGATAAATAAAAATAACTCAAAAATAAAAAAAGTAAATGGTAAAAAAGTTAGAATTACTAGAAATAAATTAACACCATCAGAAGCTTATATGGTATAGGGGGAATTAAAAATGGAATTTAAAGTATCATCAAAATCAAATCCAAATTCAGTAGCAGGTGCTATTATAGGAGTATCAAATGAAAATAAAGAAATAATATTAATATGTATAGGTGCTGGAGCAGTAAATCAAGCTATAAAAGCAGTAGCAATCGCAAGAGGATATGCAGCTCCATCAGGAATAGATTTTTCTATTTCTCCATCTTTTAAAACAATTTATATTAATGATGATGAAGTTTCAGCAGTTTCTTTAAAAATAAACAAAGAGGAGAGATAATTATGTCAAAAGACATTAGAGAGTTCTATGAAGAATATAAAAAGGGTATGGAAAAATTTAAAAAGCAAGAAGAAATAATAAAAAAAGAAAAAGATGAATTAAAAAGAACACAAAAACTAGATAAACTTTTAATAAAAAAGCTAAAATTTCAACAAAAATTTGCAGAACCATTTTTAAAAGGAATGGAGGAAAGAAATAAAAATGAATAATCATAATTTGTATGAAGAAAATTATTTTGATATGGAAAACGAAAAAAAATATTGTGGGAGTTCACAAATAAAAAGCTTTATGGATTGTGAAGCAAGAACAATGGCTAAAATAAATGGAGAATGGACAGAAGAAAGCACAACAGCCCTTTTAGTTGGAAGCTATGTTGATGCAGCAGTTTCTGGAACTTTAGATTTATTTAAAGCAAAACACCCAGAGATATTGAAAAAAGATGGAAGTTTAAAATCAGAATATGTCAAAGCAGATTATATATTAAATAGAATTGAAAGAGATGAATTATTTATGAAATATATCTCTGGAAATCATCAGACAATAATGACAGGAGAAATTGCAAATGTTCCAATTAAAATAAAAATTGATAGTTATTTTCCTGACAAAGTTATTGTTGATATGAAATGCGTAAGGGATTTTGAACCTATTTGGAATAATGAAACCAAGACAAAAGAAAATTTTGTAGACTATTGGAAATATACATTACAAGGTGCTTTATATCAAGAGATAGTTAGACAAAATACTGGGGAAAAATTACCATTTTATATAGCAGCAGTAACAAAAGAAAATGAACCAGATATAGCTATTTTAGGAATACCAGATGAAGAACTTGAAAAACAGCTAGATATAATTAAAGAAATTTTACCTAGAATAAATAACATAAAAAATGGATTAATCTCCCCTGATAGATGCGAAAAATGTGATTATTGTAAATTCACAAAACAATTAACATCTGTCATAGATTATAGAGATTTATAGAAAGGAGGGAAAGCAATGTTAATTACAATTATAGCAATTTTAATAATACTTTTAATCTTAAATATTTTTATTGTTATAAATTATAAAGCAAAATTAGAAAAAGAAAAAAAACTAGTTGAAGCTTATAGAAACAAGAAAAATGATGCTTTAAATATAAATTCAGAATTAGAAGAAAAAATAGAAAATATGAATAAAGATATGAATATAATAGAAAGTGAAAAAGAAGGATTAAGAACAGAATTAAAAACAGCAAATGAAATAAATGATAAAATAAAAAAACAAAACAAAAAATTAGAAAAAGATTATAAAGAATTATTAGAAAAATATGAAATAGTTTCTAAAACAGAACCTGATATTGCAGAACCTGATATTGCAGAACCTGATATTGCAGAACCTGAAAGAGAAGAACCAAAAGAAGAAACTATTAAAAAAACAACAAAAACAGCAAAAGCAAAAGCAACAAAAAAAACTACTACAAAGAAAACAACAACAAAGAAAACAAAGAAAACAACAAAGAAAAAAGGAGAAGATAAATAATGAATTGCGTAAATTTAATAGGAAGATTAACAAAAGACCCTGACATCAAATATACTCAAACAAATAACACAGCAATTGCTAATTTCACATTAGCAGTAAATAGAAGATTTACTAAAGAGGGTCAACCGACTGCTGATTTTATAAATATTGTAGCATGGGGAAAAACTGGAGAATTTTGTAGCAAATATTTTCAAAAAGGTATGCAAGTTGCAATACAAGGAAGAATACAAACAAGAAATTGGCAAGATGACCAAGGGCAAAAACATTATGCAACAGAAGTAATTGCAGAGCAATGTTTTTTTGCAGATAGCAAAAGAGAAAGTCAAAATGATTTGCAATTTGAAAATTCAGCACCTGCAACTAACAATTTTGATGATGAACCATTACCATTTTAATAATTAAATTTAATAAAATTTTAAGGGTATTTCTTGATTTTAGGTTCAACCAAACAAGTTATACCCTTTTAAAAATAAAATGCCTTAAAATTGATTTTGGAGAGAATTAGAATGAAATTTAATAATTTAAAAGAAGTAATTGATTATTTATATAAAATAAATGAAAATAATCCTAATAGATATTATGGAGAATATAAGTCAGATATGCTTCAATATAATATTGATGAAGGTTCTGAAAGTTTAGAATGGTATAAAGCTATATTAGAAAGAGTTAAAAAGTATAATCCAAAAAGGGTTATTGATGTAGGTAGTAATATTAATATGTTTGGATATTTATTTGCAAATGAAGGAATTGAATATATAGGTATAGATATATATAAAGATGTAGAGCCTGTTCAAACAGATAAAATAAAATTTATACATGATGATTACTATAATGTGAAAGAGCAATTTAAAGATGATATAATAATAAGTTGTTTATGCGTTGGATATTTGATACCTTGTAAAGATATTTTAGGTAAAAAATTAATAGTTAATCATCATGAAGGAACTAATGAAAATTTTAAATGTACTGCATTAGAAATAAATTTGGAGGATTTAAAATGAGTATATGTGAATATAGTGTAAATATGAAAAATAAATGTGGAAATTGTAGGGATTTTAAATTGTATGATGAAACTGGAATTATAGGAATGTGCAATTCAGAGATAAGTAAAATAAAAAATAAACAATATAGAAGTATGATGTCTAAATGTTGTACTTGTATTAGGAGGATAAAATGAATAATAAAGTTTTAGGCTCAAATTTTGAAAAAGATTTTGCTAATTTTTTGGCTTCAAAAAATTATTGGGTTCATTTTATAGAAGGAGCTGCACACATAGGAAGCCAGCCTTGTGATATAATTGCAATAAAAAGAGATTTCCCTGAATTATATGATTGTAAAACATTAAATAATAAAAGTGGATTATTCCCAATATCAAGAATTGAAGAAAATCAAAGACTTGCTTATGAAAGAATTAGAGAATGTAGAAATCCAGAAACTATATTTTCATTAGCAATTCTTTGGAATAATAATTTATATTATATTGATTTTGATGATATAGATTTTAACAAGAAGAGTATAGATTTAAAAGAAATATCGCCATATAAGGAGAATTTTTATGAGTAAAGAAATATGGAAAGATATAAAACGGATATGAAGGTTTATATCAAGTTAGCAATTTAGGAAGAGTTAAATCTTTAAAAACTAATAAAATACTAAAACTCAATAGAACAAGAACAGGATATTTTTTAATAAGATTATATAAAAACAAAAAACAAAAAGCTTTTTTAATACATAGAATAGTAGCACAAGCATTTATTCCTAATCCAGCGAATAAATCACAAGTTAATCATAAAGATGGGAATAAAGCAAATAATTGTATTAATAATTTAGAATGGTGTACTATAAGTGAAAATCAAAAACATAAAATTCATTCTAGTTTTGTAAAAACACCTATTATTGGAAAATTTGGAAAAGACAATCCTTTATCAAAAAAAATAATACAAATAAATAAAAATAATTTTAAAAAAATCAAAATATTTAATGGATTAAAAGAAGCACAAAGATTAACAGGAATATTTGAAGCAAGTATTTCAAGAGTTTGCAATGGAAAACAAAAAACTGCTGGAGGATATATTTGGAGGTTTATAAAATGAGCAAAATTATAGTAGATAATATTATAAGAATAATAGATGCAGAACCTATAATAGAAAAATATTGTAAAAGTAATTTAGAAATAGATAATCCTCAATATGCACAAAATGAAAGATTAGGATTTCCAACTTATAATATTCCAAGAAGATTATATTGGTATGAAAAACATGGAAATGACTATATATTACCTTTTGGCTGTTTCAAAGATATTTATAAACTTTATCCAATTAAAGAAGATTATTCATTAAAATGTTTAAATCCTAATATTATTTATTATAAAAGCAATATAAAATTGTTTGATTATCAAGAAAAGGCAAAAAATGAAGCTTTAAAATCTAAAAATGGAGTTATTGTTATGCCAGCTGGAAGTGGTAAAACACAAACTGCATTACAATTAATTAGTGAATTAGGTTTAAAAACTCTTTGGATTACGCATACTTACGATTTATTAAATCAAAGTTTTGATAGAGCAAAAAGTAATTTAGAAGGTGTTGGTCTTGGCAAAATAGCAGCAGGCAAAATAGATATAGGAACTCATATTACTTTTGCTACTGTCCAAACATTAGTAAAATTAGATTTATCACAATTTAAAAATGAATGGGATTGTATAGTTGTAGATGAAGGTCATAGGATTTGTGGAACTCCTGCTCAATTAGGAATGTTTTATAAAGTCATAAATGCTTTATCTTGCAGATATAAGTATGCCTTAACTGCTACACCATTTAGAAATATAAAAGGAACAGAAAAAGCTTTATTTTCTTTAATTGGACCTATAATATGTGAAGTTCCAAAAGAAGTAGTTTCAGAAAGAACTATTAAAGCAGAAATACAACCAATTTATACTGACTTTAAAATCCCTAGAGATGCCAAGAAAACAGATGGAACAATAGATTATTCAAAATTAACAACATTTTTATCAGAAGATGAAGATAGAAATGAAATAATATTAGATATATTAAAAGAATGTAAAAATAATTATACACTAGTTCTTGGAGATAGATTAACTCAACTTTCATATCTTCAAGAAAAAATAGGATATGGTGTAAAAATTGATGGAACTATGACAAGTAAAAAGAAGAAAGCACAAAGAGAACAATATATACAAGACATGAGAGATGGAAAAGAAAATTTATTATTTGCAACTTATGGATTGGCAAAAGAAGGTCTTGATATACCAAGATTAGATAGGCTTATTTTAGCAAGTCCTCATAGAGATAAAGCAACAATAATTCAATCAGTAGGAAGAGTAGAAAGAAAATTTGAAGGTAAAAAAACTCCATTAGTTTATGATATTGTTGATAACACTCAATTTCATAGCAATATGTTCAAATCGAGAAAAACAATTTATAGAAAAAATGGAAATAAAATTTTATAATTTTTTGATACCACTATTGACAAAGATATAAAAATATGTTATTATCATTTTAATAATAGAGTTCTTGGCGGAATTTTATTAGGGCTATCTTTGTAGATAGATTTGCCCATAGAAAGTAGTCTATGGGGTGGATATTAGGAAAAATTTTAATATAAGTATGATATATTGGTTTTGTAATTTTTGTTATAGTTGGACTTTTTCTTTCTGATGGTCTTGCTATATTAATAGCATACAAATATTATTAAAATATAACTAATATCGTGATATGATATTTTAGGACCACCTTTTTTATCGTATTGCAGGCTAGAATAATTCATAAACCTAGTTATGGATATACAATGAAATATCCCCTTTTTAGCTTTGTGGGTTGAGCTAAAATCAACCTACGGATTTAGCGAGATACTATCAATGGCAGATGGCTAGGTTCATACCCTAGAGGTTGTAGGTTCAAGTCCTACTCTCGCAACCAAACCCTACAAAATATTTATATAAACATTAGGGTGCTTTTTATTGTTAAATAGTCAAATGAAAATTTGGCTATTTTTTTTATTTTTTTATTGACTTCATGTCAAGAATATGTTAAGATAAAGATATAGAAAGGAGTGAATAAAATGTATTTTATAAAAGATGGTATTGTTATTAATAAAGATATTTCACAAGTAGAAATGGCAAAAGAAATAGGCTGTTCTCAAGAAACATTATCAAGAATTTTAAATAAAAAACAAGGTTGTAGTAAAACTTTAGCTTATGCAATAACTAAATTAATTAATCCAGATTTTGAAATATCTACACTATTTGAAATAAAATAGTTATCCACATAGTTGTGGATAACTTTGTGGAAGAAGGTAGATAAAATGATTTTAGATGAAAATACACAAGAATTAGTAACAAGAAATAAAAAAATAAAATTGACACCAAATGAATTTAGACTTATGCAATTTTTAATAAAAAACAAGAATAGAAATTGCACATATAAAGAATTAATAATGTATATATATAATACTAGTGAAGAAGATTATGTTTATTTCAAATCTCCTTTATTAACTATAATTAGAAGAATTAAAAAGAAACTAAAAAATGAAGATTTAATTATAAAAACAATTCCTGATTATGGAGTATTTATTAGATATAATATAAATATTGAAGTTAAGAAAAGAATTGAAAAATTTTTAATAGAGCAAGAAATATTAAAATTAAAAGATGAAATTGAAAAAAAGAAAAATAAAATTAAATTATTAGAGGAAAGTATAAAATGAAAGATGAAATATTAAATATATTAAATATGAAAGATATTCTAAATAAATATGGAATAGAAATAAAAAAATATATGTGTCATTGTCCTTTTCATAAAGATAATTCTCCTAGTATGAAAGTTTATAAAAAAAGCTTTTATTGTTTTTCTTGTAATAGAACAGGAGATTTAATTGAATTTGTTAAGCAATATTTTAATTTAAATTTCCAAGAAGCAATGGAAAAAATAAATTATGATTTTAATTTAGGTTTAAAAACTAGAGGAAGATTAAACAAAAAAAGATTAATAGAATTGCAAAGACAACAAGAACTAAAAAGAGAAGAAGAAGAAAGAAGAAAAATGATTATAAATTCAAAATTAATTGAAGCTTCTAATAGATATAGAATATATAATAACATTATTTATAATTTAGAACAAGAAATAACACAAGAAAATTGGGAAGATAAAGTTGAAGTAATTGCATTTTTACAAGAAAAAATTGAATTAATAGATTGGTATATGGAAGATTTAATAAACAAAAAGAACTAAAAAAATATTCTAGTTCTTTTTGTAAAAAAATGTATTCAACGAGCTAATCATTTTTATTATATTTTATTTTTTATTTTTTGTCAATATTGGCACAGATTAATGGATTTGAACCATTACCAACGGTTTTGGAGACCGATATGCTACCATTACACTAAATCTGCATATAATGAGCCTAATGGCTCATTTTATTTTGCTCCACCTTTCCATAATACATAACCACATTTTTTAGTATTAGTTCCATCAACTGTATATCTTACTAAAGGTCTATTATTGTCAATTGAAAGATATTCTGTTTTTTCCCATGGATTTAAAGTACCTGTTCTTTTTGATAATGCAGTATCTGCATAAACAGTTTCTGGTGTGCTTCCATTTTGATATACTCTTGCCATTTCTAAATTTCCTCCTTCATCTTTAATTTCTGGAGCTGGTTTTTGTTGTTCTCCTAAATGATACCTAATTTTATTTAAAAATCTTTCCCAGCCCATATCTAAAGTTCTATGTGGGCAATATTTTCCACTATAATCTTGATGCTTTGATACTTTTTCTATTCCCCAACCATATTGCCTTAAAAGATATGCAATATAAGCAGCTGCATTATCTTCTGATTTTTCAAATCTTTCTCCTCCTGATTTTGAATAACAGATTTCTATATTAATTTTATTTGCATTTCCTTTTCCATATCTTCCATCTCCAGCTGCATAACAACTTCTATCAAATGGAAGTCCTGTTACAATTCTTTCATCATCAGCAGCAACATGGAATGAAACTTTATCTGGTCTACCTATCATATATGATATTTCTGACATAGCACTTGCATCATTTGCCGTATTATGTACGCATATCCCATCTTTTACTGTTACATCAGGACATTTTGTAGGATATTTTGAACTTGGACAAGTTATATTAGTTATTTGCATTATCAACACCTGCCTCATATTCAGTTTCAAATGTGTTTTCTTTTATATTCTTTTCATATAATTCTTGTGAAAATTCAACTGTTTCTTCTGTTATATTATCCATTTTATTTCCTCCTAACTATTAGAAATTGTTTGTATTTTATTTAACAAATCATGAATAAAATTAGCACCTCTACTTATAAGAATTCCAGTTAAAAAGCTACCTACAAATGGAATAGAAATGCCAAAATTTAATATTGCAAATACATCTAATTGCGTAGCCATCGAAATAACAATGCTGACAATTAAAGCTCCTATTCTATCAATACTTACTTTTCCATCTTGCCAAATCATTTTTAAATTTTCCCAAACAGCCTCTGCAAGTATTGCAATAGCAGTAATTTGTAATAAATTTTCCATTGCAATCCCTCCTTTTATTTTTTTATACATATATATTATATCAAAAAAAAATAGAATTAGATATAAAAAACATCTAATTCTATAAAAAATATAAAAAGGTAAAAATATTAAGAAAATTTTTGATTGGCAATATAATTATATCATATAAAATAAAAAAACAATAGAAGTTTCTTGAAAAAACAAGACTTTCTATTGTTCTGATGAATTTTACAGCCAAATATTGTTCATACAAATATATTATAATTAATATCTTTTAGCTTGTCAATATTCTTTTTATTATAACTTGTTTATCTTTGTAAGTTCTTCCGTTTATTATATTTTCCAAAGTACCATTGTCAATATAAATATTAAATTTGGAGGTACATCGCAGTACTGCCCTGCGTTCTCTTTGATTTGCAGTCAAAGCGACTTCTTTTGTCCAATGTACCACATAAAAGGTTGCCTATTAAACCTTTTTAATGCTTTGTAATATATTTCCAATATTCATAAACTTTTCCATCAACTGCATCTTCATCTTTTATAAAATCTCTTGATAATTTTATATAAGTTTCAACATTGTCATCAAAAATATTACGATAATCGTTATACATTGCATTCATAATAGCCCAAAAATCTATTTCATTTATATTTAAACCATATTTTTTTATAACTTCATCTGTCTGTTCTTTAGTCCATTTCATTCCATATGGTTTCATAGAATGTACCCATTTTGAAGCCATATCTTCTGTCAACATTTTTCCATAAGCCATTTCATACATTTTACATTCTATTTTATCATATAATTTAGGGTCACATTCTTTTATATGGTCCATAGTTTCTTCCATAAATTCTGCTAATTTTTCCATATCAATTTTTGAACCTTTTTCAATTATTTTTTTTAAGTATTTTTTATGCACTTTTGCCTCCTTTCAAGAGTTGAATAATTATATTATTCTGCTCTATTAATTGGATATTTTGTTCTATTATTGTTCTTAAATAATCGTTATCTTGATGTTCAAGATATTTTAATAATTCATCATTACTAATTTGCTTTTTATTTAATTCGTAGCTTTCTATTTGACAATAATTAGAAACAACTGCAAGCCAAAACCAAAAACTTCCAAATCTATCTGCATCATTATTCATTTTATCTCCTCTAATAAACTTAAAATCTTATCAAGTTTTTTATTTATTATTTCTTGTTTTTCTTCTTGCTCTATATTTCTTTCATTATTGTTAATACCTAAACTAGAATTAAACAAAGTCATAATAATAAAAAACCAAGTATAGTCATAATTATTCATAATGAATTATTTATGCAATTTTTTTAATTATTAGAGAAGCATTTTTTATAATAGGTATTTGAGTTGCATCTGCTCCAGATGTTGGTAAACTTCCAACTGTTATTGTTGTACTTCCATCGCAACAAACTCTAATTTGTCTATTGGCAGAAACATTTGTAAATACATTTGCAGCAACGGTTGTGTCCATTTCAGTTCCACTTAATAACTCTCCATTTGCTTTAATCCCTAATGCAATTTTTCCAGCTGTGGCACTTGTTACATTTGTATTAAACATAATCTCATATATTCCTGCTTTAGTTATTTGATATTGTGTACTTCCTGTTGAATGATTTAACCACCCACAACAGTTTGCACTTCTAGTTCTAACAACATCAGTAGAAAAAGCAATATTAGATGAATTATTTGCTAATGTTATAGCAGGTTCTTGAACTGAATTAATTGTTCCTATATAATTTCCCATTTTTATTCCTCCTTGTAAAAAAAAATAGAGATAGAACTTATCTATCTCTTTTAAAAATAGCAAGTTCTCGTAATCGAGATACCTTATTGGCATTTGCTATATAATTGTAGTGTTTCCACAACCACAGCCGCAACCACAATTTCCAAAATTTCCAAATCTTCCATAGAAAGCACTTTCGTATGGAGAACATGTTAAATATGCTGGAATTGGTGTAGGTCTTAACGAATTTACAATATTAGAAGTTTGTGATAATTGAGAAATTTGTAATTGAGCAGATTGTAAATCAGTTCTCAATGTATTAATTTCATTTTCACACATTTTATCTAATATTTTTTGAGTATTAGCAAGACTTTCGGCTCTTAAATCGCAACAACATTGTGCTAATTGACTAGACAATGTTTGAGTTTGTAAAGCATTGTCATATCTGTTTTGTAGGATTTCTTTTTGAGTTTCACAACAACAATTTTGTGTTTGAGCTCCTAGATTTGCTAAACCTAATTGAGTTGTATATCTATTTTCTAATACATCTCTTTGAGTTTGGCAACCTGTATTAGAAACATTTTGGTTAGTATTAAATATATCTCTCTCCAAGAAACGAGTATCAATATCAACTTCGTTGTTTCTATTGTTTCCCCAACCATTATTTCCCCAGAAAGCAAATAATATTATAATAATCCAAAACCATTCTCCACCCCAAGCACCATAACCATCATTGTAACCTCTATTGTTTCCAACAACAGCTCCGACATCAGCAGCAGTTAAAGGCATTGTATCCATAATATATTCCTCCTTTCTTTTAAAATATCTATAATAAGTCCAATTAAGAACATATTACCTTATTTTAAATTTTGTAATTGATTTAATATATCATCAGGACAACCCATTGATTTTGCTTGCTGAATAATATTTTGCATTTGTTCAGGATTTGAATTTCCTACCATTTGTTTTAGCATATCTTGTGGATTTGTACCATTATTTTTTGCTTGATTTATCATTTGAAACATTTGTGGATTTCTGCTTTGCAACATTTGCATCATCATATTTAACATCGGATTTTGCATTTAAAACAACTCCTTTCAAATCTTCTATTTGTCTTTGAAGGTCAATAATCATTTTATCTTTTTCATCTAATTCAATAACTTCTGTTAAAGAATAAGTTTTTATGTTTCCAGCTGCATCTTTTAGCCATAATGTATTCATTTCTTTATTTACAAATAATGTATTTTTTAGTGTTAAAGTATTTTTTACTTCATCAATATTATTTGTATATTTCCCATCAAAATCATTAGCATTTTGTTGAGGATTACTTAATTGAAATGTTTGATTTATTGCTGGTGTTTGTTGAACTTGATTGGAAGATTGTGTTTGTTGCATTTGTCTCATTTGCATATCAATTCTATCTCTCATATTTTGTAAATCTTGCATATACATTTGATTATTTCCATATATTGGGTAGTTATTATACATCTTATACCCCTCCTATTAAAATGAACAGAGATAAACATAAATTTTCTAGTAATAGGCAACCAGATATTAATTTACATTTATCTCCTTTCTGACACCATTATATCTATTTAAAAATATTTTCTCTACACGGTGTATAAGAAAAAATCAAAAAAAATAAAACCAGTAAAAACTGATTTTATATTTTACAATAAATTCTTAAACTAAAAGTTACTTTATCCAATTCTTCTGTAATTCTATTAGTAGGTATATCAAGAAAGTTCGGATATTTCACTGAATGTTTTATGGTCTTTAAATCTGTATTTATAAATTAAATAAAGTTTACTATCTCTTTTCTTTACTTTATCTTCAAATTCTATTAATTCATCATCATATTCATGATATTTAATATATTCTTCTATATCAGAATATTTACTTTCATTATTAGGTTTTCACAAATACATATCATTTATATTAGATTTTCCAGTCATTATAAATGCTGCAAATATGGTAAATAAAATAGATATTACTAAATCAACTTTTAAAATTAAAAATAAACTTAATAATATAAGTGAGCTCCAAACTAAACAACGATACCAAGTTTTAAAATGTAATGCTTTTCCAAAACAACCTCTACTTATCATAAAACATAACATAATTGTTATAATATAATTGGTAGGCAAACATAATAGTTTGCCTATCAAGAAAATTAGGATTGTTTCTGCAATATTAAAAATTAAACTACTAAAAATATATTTAAATTTCTCCATATCTTACTCTCCATCTTTTGCATCAAAAATCCAAAACCAGCTATCCCAGCCACCCATATTAAACACCTCCATTTTGAAATATCATAAATAACATTCCTAAATTTATTATATAAAATATAATATTAAATATAACGACATTAATTGCTCTAAAAGTTGTGGATTTTATTTTATTTTTGTTTTTATTGTTTCTATAGCTTTTTGCACTTGTGCATCTTTATCAAATTCTGTTTCGTATTTTCCTTCTGAATTTTTCGTTAAATCTACTTCAACATCTGGAGTATT